TGCACGCGCAACAGATATCGCTGCTGAAGCATTTAGTATTAAGTGGGGCATCCGCCGCCAGACTATCGGTGCTGAAGCATTTGGTAATGCTGACTCACGTCGTCAAGCAACTATGATTGCTGCGGAATCGCTTAAAGATACAGCTGTAAACATGTGGGAAACTTTTGTTAAGTGGATCAAAGAAATGATCGCTAAAGCAAAAGACCTTCTTCTTAAACTTACAAACGCTGGTAAGTCAATGAAGAAACGTGCTACTAAATTAGAAGCTCGTATCGATTCAGGTCTAGGTACAGTAGACAAGAAAGACGTTACTGGTTCATTCATCAAACAAATCATGATCGATGAAAAAGTTGATTATGCAGGTGTATTAGCATACGCTGACGCTGCTCCAGATGCAGTTACTAAGCTTGGTGCAATCCTAGCTACAAGTATCGACGAAGCTGGTAAAGTTGTTCGTGCAGGCGTTGTTACAGATGAAGCTGGTAAGAAGTCATTCGTTACTACTGAATTCGGTAAGAAGACTACTAAAGCGATCTCAGTACCTACAGGTGCAGTTGGCGCACAAATCCGTGCATTCCCGGGTAATGGTTTCTTAACATCGTACATCGGTACAAACAAAATCGGTCAAACTGTATTTACTTCTGCTGCTGATAAAGGCAACATCAAGAAAGTAAACACACTTACACCTAAAGAATGTACTGATGGCGTTAAAGCGTTATTCAAAATCGGTGAAACTTTGGAAACTCGTTTAACTGGTTTCCGTGGCGCTAATGAAAAATTAGAAGCTCTAGTTAAAGCGGTTGAAGACGCAGCTAAGAAATTGAAAGATGCTAAAGCTGAAGAACGTGAAGCTGCTCGTAAAACATTAGCACTTTCTCGCGCTACTGTTAACGCATCTAAAGCTGTTGAACGTGCTGCTACATACTCACTGACTCAAGCTGGTCAAGGTATTGCTGGTTACGTTGCTGCATCAATTAGTGCTTACAAAAAAGCTTAAATTGATTACACCCTAGAACCTTAGGGTGAAACCTCTCGAAGGTTTATATGGGGGATGTTAACGCATCCCTCCTATTCTTTTTTATTTGCCACTGTAAATCCTTTGGAGGAAACAAACATGCCAAGCTACTTTTTTGAAATACCAGATGTAGGCACTACGGTGCAGAAAGCGGTTACTGATAACGTAACAAAGAACGTCCTAGCAAATATGGGCATTAACCACGCAGACATTATCTATGAAGGGAACGAATTTACAGAACAATCACAAACAGGTTCCACGATAGGTGAAGTACGCGCTCAGTCTTTCGGTAACGCCGAACGGATAGTGTTATCAGTAGATGAGACACGAGACCAGTTAACTAGACTAGAACGCGGGACAGGGTACGATATCGAGACTCCATTCTTCTTGGATTTAGAACACGGCGTTAAACTTTCGCCATCGATGGTTAAGTACGACGTTAATGTAACAGTAAAGCGAAGAGCGCCCTCTAAGGCAGTAGTTCAGCGGTGGTGTAATGAGATACAACGTAAGCTAGATATGGGCGGAGGTATCTTAGAGACGCAGGCTGAGTTCTACTTCAACATCCCAGCTCCTGCACTTAATCTATTAAAAGAATGTCACGACACTAAATTCTTCGGTAGAGCACCCGAATATGACCTATTAACATACTTCAAACGCTACTTTACTAATAACGTAACATTAACAAGTAACCTCAGCGGCGCTGTGCGCGATTATGCGGTGCGTTACACTGAATTACGTATCTTAGGTGTATTTGATACTGACGGCCCTCAGGTTGTCAAAGGGGACGGTTTTACGGCATGGGAGTGTGAGTTTACTTTTAAGTTTAACTACCATAGACCAGAAGCAGTTGAAGCATGCTTCCCAATTATTCTGAATAATACATTAGTTAGTAAGATGTGGTGGCTAGATAACTTAGCACCCGGTCTTGTTGATTACTCAGATGGGAAAGCAGGGTCGTTCGTAGAAGCAGCTATGCATATCGCAGAGCCCACGCATTTAAGACTACCTCTTTATATACCACAATGCGACACACCAGATTTACCATACCCGTTCTCGTCTATTGGACATATCGACTTGGCCATCATACATCTTGAGATGGATCCTAGTATAGACCCACCTAATCTGCTATTTAATCTAGAAGGGCTTGGGGATGAGATATCACTATCGGAACTGTTTCTTTGGTATCTTAAGGACAGTCATTCAACCGACCCGTGTGGGCTTGACAGCATCTTTAAGATATGGCTATATGAAGATTCTAATCTAGTAACAGATTGTAAGGTAACGGTAGACCAAGATTTCAATGTCTGGTATAGCGGCCCTATCTACATCAATAGGACGTATCGAATTCGTATTGTTATTCTTATGGATTGGTCTGAATTGACCGAGATGGGTTTTGATTGGCTAAGACAGTATCCAGACTTCGTACAAGTACTGCTTGACGAGTTCCGACCTGATGTAAGTGATAAGGTATACATTGATCCAGACCGAACTAACATAAAGCCACGTGTCTTAGATAATGTGGTGGATGAATTGTCTAATTACGATGTAAATATAAAGTCTGGGACAATACGAACAATGATAACGGTTCATAACAACACGTTGATTGCATACAGGAGAAATTTATGAGTATTGGCGGGAAACGTAGCGCAGAGTCTAGAGAGGCGTTGCCTACAGGTACTGAGGCTACAAATGGGACGTGGGAACAATCACCAGTAAATCCACAAAATCCACTGGACGGGATTATTCAGAATAAGCCTGTCGTCACGCAAGTGCAGCAACGAAGAAGTGTAATTGATAGTGAGTATGTTCCATTAACACACATCATCATTCATTCAAGTGGTGACTTGTGGAAAGTCGACTACTACCGTCAGTTAGTAGGTTTAGATGATAAACTTAAACCATTACAAGCAGGTATGTCAGCAGTCGAACAACCGTATGAATTAATCACTGGACTTCAGCTACGAGTGGACGATCCATTAGTTCCGACGCAAGACCAAGAGACAAAAGAGTTTGATGTTGTTGGTACTGGGTCGATTACGAATGGTGTCATCCCCAATCAGGGCGATATGTTTGTTGCAGATATCGGCGGAGGCGTTGCAGGTCTACTAACGGTAACGTCGTCTGAGAAAGCCGCATACACCAAAGACGCTGCGTACATGATCCGATGGAAGGTGGTTGAGGAGTTGTCTATTGAAAGCGAGCGTCTCTTAGAGGAGCGTACAATACGTACGTTAGTGTATGTTCCAGAACTTACCGAACTCTACGACACTCCGTTCATGACGGAGGCGGCTTTCGAAACATATGTGGGACTACAGGATAGAGACCACCAGCTGATAGAGATGTTTAAAGACAGATTCTGGTCACGTGAAGTTAGATCAATACGGGTACCGGGTAACTCGTGTAAGGTATATGACGGATTCCATGCTGAATTCTGTAGATCATTAGGATTAACTGATGTGTCTAGACCAATTCAAACATACGCATTAGGAAGTATTGATAATAACGATGTTAGAACTCTATGGGATTTATTCGAAGACATGGATACCTTTAGAATGAATACAGTGCATCGTGACTTTACAATAACACCGACTAAGGCATTGCCGGGCGTCCACGTTACACGTTCGATCGCATGGTCTCAATATGAGTACGCTATAGTACCCGATGGTGTAATTGACGAGATAGATGGCGAGGTTGAGTTTCTAGAAGCTAGCTACGATGTTACATTGGGAGGAATACCTGCTGTAAAATCATTACCTATTATAATGAGCACTCGTTTTAACATCCCAAGAAAACCACTATTCGGACAAGTTACATTTATCCCGTATGTTTTCAGCCAACAGTTCTACGCCAACGGTGACGACGTTTCCTCAATTTTGGAAATGATGACATTAAGAATGTTGCGAGGTGAGGTAGTACCGCCTGAGATCGTTAGTATCTTGGCGACGGAGCTATTTACAGAGTCCACCATCTCTATCTATTACTACACACCAATTATTTTAGTATTAATACACTACTGTAAACGTGGAGGTATGTAATGAAAGAAGTACGTATACCTAAACTGAAAGATCAGTCAGCGGCTTACAAGTTGTTTCACTACCCGTA